GAAGAGGGCTGAATAGAAGCCGAAGCGGGGAACTTTGGGCGGGCTGTTTGGAATGGCGACGAAATCGCAGAGGGCGACGGGTGTCAAGAGTTTAGCGCAGACTTGAACTATAACGGAGACGCGGGGCTTGTATTCTGCCCAACTTGCACAGACGAAGAGGAAAGCAACTAATGGAAATTACAGTCACCCGCCACGCCGTGGACGGTTTCACACTCTCAACAATGGAGGGCGGGTACCTAATCTCCCGCCGATACATAGGGCACACACTAAGAGACGCCAAAAAACTATTCAAGCAAGAGATACAAAGGGGCAAATAAATGGAAGCACTATTGACTATCTGCTATCTAATCGTATTCTTCGGGGTAATTGGGGGGATTTGCTACGGGTTAGAGGCACTATTAAGCGCACACGATAGAGGAATGGCAAGAGTTAGGGCATACGAGGCAAGACAAGGGGGTAACAAAAAATGAGCAGAGAGTTAGAAGTATTAAGGGAAGAGTACAAGAGGGCTATTGAAAATCCAATCTTTGATGACCCAAAAGATTACACAATTTTGTTAGATTTAATTCAGGACAGAATGGAAGAGATTGAAGTGCGCTATGCAAACTTTTGAGGGCACAAAATGAACACTTTACTTTTGGCAATTCTTCCGATAATCTTGCTATGCATTACAGGAATACTAATCAACGACGAAATAGAAGGGTAACAAAATGTATAACACAATTAAGCAAGCAATGAAAAGCGAATTCAAAACTGAAATTGAGAAGGGTTACATCACCCTTGAAGAGATACAGGACAACAGCGGGGAATGGGTAGAGGGTTATCTGCCCGTGTACTACAACGAAATTGTAGAGCAATGGCAAAAAATGCCTAGCGAATACAACGATAGAGGAGTGGCAGAGTTAGGGCAAACAGGGACAGAGACTATCTATAACCTAATGAGTCTTGACCTTTATGTCTACTATAACGACATCTTTAATAAAGTAATTGCAGAGTTAGAGGAAGAGTTGGAGTTGGCAGAATGAGCACAACTACTAAGCCGTGCACAGTTGAGCAATTACTAAATGAAATCTACGAGGACAACTACTCACACTTAGAGTTTGAATGGAATATGGGCGGAGAACCTTGCGAGTGCAAAATCTGCTACACAATGCAAACTATTATCAGATACAGGGGAGAGTAATGCCAATTTGTGGAGACTGTTTACGACCTATCAACGAATGCCACCACAGAGGGGCAACGAAATGACAGAGGAACAACTATCTTGGAGCGAACTCGCAGAGTTGACACACGAAACACAAGTAGATAAGTTTGGCTGGTGTAGTTGTGAAGACAACGAAGGACAAGAGAACCCATACACAGATTGCCCAACGACAGGAGAAAACAAATGAGCACAGAACAACAGATTAAAAGCGCAATTGATACGCTCAATGAAGCGTTAGAGTTAATGAAACAATTGGGATTTGTTACAGAGGAGGACGAAGATGAAACAGTATGAAGTCAAGGTGTGCAAAGTTGTTTACTCTTTAACAGATGAGTTTGAAACTTTCGAGGAAGCAAGAGACAAGGGAATAGCAGTACGCAATGCGCTAGTCAATGCAAGCACGGACAAGAACGTCGAATACTTCTTTGAAGTGGACGAATTGGAGGACACAGAATGACCGAAAGAATTATTACCGCAAGAGTAGATGAACAATGGTTTGAAATTCTAGGTCAGATAACTAAACATCAAGAAGGTTTTGTATGGATTGGGGTGGAAGATGAAGCAACAATTCCAAGTAGTGTATGAAACTAAAGGTGTAAAGGTTGTCAATGTCTGGCTACCAGAGGGCACCGAACTGCCAGCAGATTGGAACACTATGACCTATGTTGAGAAGGACGAATGGTTGTATGAGAACCAAGACGAAGCGCACCTACAATGGAGCGACGAGTCGGAAGGACAAGCGGTAAATGTATTGCCCGTAACCCAGTTAAAGGCGGTCATCTAATGACGCTACCTGACAAGCGTTGGCACGCAGAAGGCAACTGCAACAACCACCCTGACCCTGACTTGTGGCACTACGAGAACTCTATCCACGCAGACGAACAAAAACTACAAGCGTTGCGTAGCGTTGAGGCAATAACCCTATGTCGTACTTGTCCAGTCAAGGATAAGTGCTTACAAGAGGGGCTAGAGCCTGACAATGTGCAGTTCTGGGGTGGTTGGGGCACTATCTGGGGAGGACTGCTCACATCTGAGCGTTACAAACTACTCAAACACAAAGACAATGAGAAGATTGTTACCGCAGAACAACGCCATAGGCGTGATGTTCGTAAAATCCTTGCTAAAATGTACGGATGAGACGACACTTAGTAGCAGTATCAATCTTGGTCACGGCAATTCTGTTTGCCCCATTCGGTAATGATGTCAATGTCAATGTGGGTGTGGAGTTCAAGCACCCAACTAAGGCACCAACTAAAGCCACAATGGAGCAGAAGTATGCCAACAAAGTAATGGCTATGCGCTATGCAAAAGCAGGGTGGAATTGGAACTTGAATGAACGACAATGTGTTTATAAGTTGTTCACTAAGGAGAGTCGCTTCGACCACTTAGCCAAGAACCAGCAGGGTTCGAGCGCATTCGGTATCGCACAAATGCTAAAGGAAACTAGCACAGACCCAGCGATACAGATACTGAACGCTTACAAGTACATCTCCCACCGCTACGGCACACCTTGTAAGGCGTGGTCTTTCCATCAGCGCAGAAACTGGTACTGATGTTAGACCTAACTGGCACACCTATCTTCACTTGTATCTGTGGTTGCAAGATGTTTGTCATCACAGTTATGTGGGATGAAGAGACACGAGAGGTGGGTTGGTATGACTTAAAGCAGGAATGTAAAGAGTGTGGGGCAATCAGCACCGCACCAACACCGATAGATTGGAAAGACTAATGCCAACGTATGAGTATCGTTGCAACAAATGTATGGCACACCAAGAGATTACGCGTAGCGTAGAGGAAAGAGATGATGAGGTCACTTGCATTTGTGGTCACACATCTACTAGAATTTATAACACACCAAGTATCCGCTTCAATGGGAGCGGTTTCTATTCAACAGGAGGATAAAATGTGTGAAGTATGTGAGAACGGCGGATGCTCCGCTTGTGAACCAAAGAATGACACCTTGCAGTTTGCAAGTGGCAAAGAGATTGAAGAGTTTTACGACACCTATTCAGAGTCTATGTATGTAGACCCAGCAGAAAGTACACCAGATGAAGTGCGGTAAGCATACGTTCCCAACCGAAGCACACGCTAAGGCTATGATTAGTAAAGCGTGGTCAGGTCACGCGTCGTGGAGAGGTAAGCCCTTGCCTGTGCGTTACTACAAATGTAGAGACTGCAACTCGTGGCACCTAACCTCTAAGCCTCTGAGGACTCCTGCTGAACTTGCTGAGATTGCTCGAAGTCGTTATCAGAGTATGGCTTGAAGCCACCTATCTTGTTAATCAACTTACGGATGGCACGCTTGTGACGCATACGGGCTGCATCTTCAGAGCCTAACTCCATCTCTTTGGCTATGTCAGGAAAGTCCATTGCTTCTGCGTGACGTAGGAACAATAACTTCCTGTCATCTTTAACTAACTTCCAGTATGCGAAGTCAATTTCAATCATCATTGCCATCATATTGCCACCCTCATTAGGTGCAGATGGACGTCCAGGTCTACCCAGATTTAGTTTATGTGTCTGACCCCACTCACTACGAAGTACTGGTGATAGCAATGCTTCAACCATATCTGCTTCATAGTAGAACAAGTCGCTAGTCTCATAGCCACCAGACTTAGCCTTCCAATGCTGACAATAATCTAATGCTTGATTGCGTAGGCTACGATAGATAAGGTTCTTTGCATCCTTAACTCCAATTGCCTCCCAAGTATCTAACTTGTTGGGATGTTCAACGAACCATTGATACAGTGACTGACGGATATCTTCTAAGTCGATGTCACTAAACTTGCGGTGATACTCAGATGCAACAGAGTCCACAACATACTGCCAAGGTTCAATGCGTGCCCACTCTAGTGTCACTTAATGCGTACTCCGTTATCTAAATGGAGGAAGCCAACCAGTTTCATCTTGTTGTTCTTGTTTGCAAACTCTGTGGTGCTAGGTAACCACTTCTCATTCCATTGGATAGGCATCATCATATGTAATGGGAATGCCCACACACCTTCGGGTGTTGAGTTAATATACCAAGGGGTAAAGCCAAGCAAATGTGCCTCTTCAATCAAGAAGTCATACTTCATCTTCTCAATCAGTAGGTCAGGGTAGTGCGTCTTTCGTGACTTAAGTTCGATAAACATTTTGTATCTGTCTGTCGTACAATCAAACCCATCATACTCTTGTGGTGAATGGATTAAGTCAGGCAGGTATGTAGCACGAAGCCACTCAAATAATTCTTTTTCTTTCACTCATTATCCCACTTGCCTCTTAACACAAGAAGACCAATGATGGCGTAGTTCGCCATATCTTTGAAGGAATCCTCTAGTGACTCGTGCTCAGGTGATGCACCGCTATCAATCAAGTTGTTGATGCGTGCTAACTTGTCGTGCATACGTACACGCAGTCCATTGATAGGACCACCAGGTGCTTGGGATATATTCTTTGGACCATAATCTCTATGCTTGCTCAGCAGTAGGTCGTTGAGTTCACGACTTAAGTTGGAAAGATTTACTTCGAGGTGGAGTTCGCGTGCAACAGAGGAATCTTTAGCGTCACCATTAGGAACGAACCGTCCTTGTCGTATGTTGACACCTTCAGACCTTGGTTCACTAGATGATTTATAATCTGCCATATCTCTTCACGCTCCGCCTTCGCTGTCATTGGTTCCCTCTTCTAATAGTTTCGTTAGTCCTGCATCAAAGTCTACGAGTGCTGACTTCACAATCGTATCCTCAACCAACTCATCTACTAGGTCGTAACCATTCTCACTAGCAAATAGTGTAACATAAGTAGACTGTGATATAAGTTTGATTTGCTCAGGTTCCTCAGCGTGCTCAAACATAAACCGTAGTAGTGACCCTAGCATAAGTTTGAATCCGCTGGGGAGTATGTAGTACGGGTCGAACTCTTCGTCGTCATCCAAGAAGTGGTCTATCAATTGGAATGAATCCTCGAACTCTATGTTGCAATCATTGCAATAGTTATGTGGTGGTTCGATGTCTTCCACTAATCTGTGATACCAATCTTTTCAAGAATAAAGTCTTTACCTTGGGACACGAACACAGAATTAACATCTTCTCCTTCTCCGAAGGTAACCACAGTAACTGGCAGTTCCCTTGCGAGTGAGTTGGCAAACTCCCGTCCTGGCGCATCTCCGTCCGCAAATACAAATACTCTTTCAAAGTCAGCGAGTAAGCGTGTGTAGTGTTTCTTCCACGAATTAGCACCAGGCACACCAACGCAAGGAAAGCCAACACACTTAGACATAGTAAGGGTATCAAGTTCACCTTCACACACTCCTATCCAGTCACCTGCACGTTCAACATCTAGTACGTTGTACATCTTAGTCTCTGCCCCAGTCATACCCATATACTTTGGTTCAACTGCAGGGTTAAGTGAGCGAAAACGTAGGTCAACTACACCTGACTTAGTGATGTAAGGGATTGACAAGCGTCCTGCATACATCTCGTGACCAGTATCAGGCTCCGCGACTACGCCTAATTGAGCCAACCGTGCTACCTCCAGAGGTATTCCTCTGCTTGCTAGGTAATCTTCTGCCAGATGAATACTTTCCGCGTACTTCTTCACGGACTTCCCCAGTAATTCCTTCTGCGAAACGCTTTGCTTCATAGAAACTTAACCCCTCTTGGTGCACGATAATCTGAATACTATTGCCTTGAACTCCGCAAGCGAAGCAAATGAATATGTTCTTGTCGAGATTGGCTGTGCCCGATTGATGGGAATCTCCGTGAAAGGGGCACTTAAGATTAACTTGTCCGTGAGTACTACGTAAGGTAGCCCCGTAGTGTTCAAGGATTGCCTTGATGGAAGGCAAGTCGTTGTCAATTTTTATCACCATACCCTGCCTCTCGTAACAGCCACACTAAATCTTCACCTCTAAGAATTGTAACCCAATCACCGACTGACTTCTCGCCTTGTCCGTTGAGTCTTAAGACAACAATGCCGAGGTCACCTTTGTCTCTATCCTTTAGTTGTGCAACGGCAGCAGCAGGATTAAATCCTGTGCGTGCCTTCACTTCCCAGTCAATGCCAACTGTACCTGTGATGTCAGTACCACTACGCCCTGCACCAGTAGATTCCGCAAACGGAAATCCATTCTCTGCTAGGAAGTTAGCCCAAACCTTTTGGCTTCGGTACCCTCTGTGCTTGCGCGATTGACTTGGCACTAAGATGCACTCTTGTCCTTGTTCAGAATACGTACTGCCCAATCAAGACCAGCGTTCAATCCATCAGTCCACTCATCTGTGACTGGTACCTTGGCTGCCTGAATCTTTTCGACAAGTGCTGCAGTCTCACGCTTGACTTCAAGCAATACGAATGCACGCATCTCTTGTGTCATATCGTCTTCTTCTTCTCTAATCATCATCCACCGTTCTCTGGTATGTCATCCATAAACATATACTCAGGGTTAAACGCTAGCCAGGCAAGCAAATTGCCGTTAGCATCAGCCCTTCCGTATCTGTTCTTCACAGGTGATACGCCCATTGACGTACCCACTACACCTAGTGTACAGATAAGTGCAGGAATTTGCGCGACCTTACCCTGCAATGCAGAGCGTGGTTGAGTTGGATTACCCATCACTGCCTCAGATGTATGGTGCAAGACAATGATTGCAGCATTTGTGATACGTGCTAGGAACTTTAACTCCTTCATCACTGCACGCATAGATGCAAACTCTTCGCCACCATCGGTGGCAATGTCCATCAAGTTGTCAATGAAGATTGCTTGAGGTGGACAACCCCATAGTTCCTCGAATGCTTCGACCTCTTCGTTGATATCTAACAGAGTCGGACTGGATTCAAATGACCACACAATGTGTGATGACTTTTGCAGTACAGCCTTAGTCCAACCAGCATCACGTTCCATTAAGTACTCAACGTCTGTCTGATTCTTACCGCTAATCATTGACGCAAGGCGCATAGCCATAGTGTGTGAGTTGGTATCTGCTGATATGTAAAGAGTTGGCACCCTCATACGAAGGGCTAAAGCCAGTGCCAGAGTGGACTTTCCCACACCTGGTACACCTGCAAACATCGACACCTCAGAGCGTCGGCAAATAATCTTATTGGTATTGAAGGTCTTGAATACTGGGGGTAATGGTTCTCCGCCAATGTCCGAACGACCTACTGAACGGACGAGTGTTCTCATTTATATTCTCTGATTTGTTTTGCAATAATTTTAGAAATAGATTTTCCCCAAGATTCCCTAGCACTATCGCAAGTTGATGTCAAGGGTTCCGTATTGCATTTCCAGCAGTTAGTATGAAGTGGAATACCATCATTAAATTTAGCCCAAGTAATTACACGAACTTCAATTTCTTTTGCTATCTGTTCACGTTGTTCTTGTAAATGTACTTCTAAAGTCTTTTCCATTTAAGTCTCCTGTCTTAAGTTGGAAGAGAGGTAGCCACCTTCCCCTGAATAACTACCCCTCCGCCAATTCTATTATAGCAGATGCTGTTGCATTAGCCGTTCACTGGTGAGCATTGGTCTGCTCCCTGTGGTTGTGGACATACGTACATTGAGTAAGGCTTGCCGTTCTTCTTCGAGATTCCCGATAGGAACTTGCGAGGACCGTGTACGCAGGTCGGTGATGATAGACCCGTAGCGGACGGAGCCACTGTCGGGGCGGGTGCGGAGGTAGCCCAAGGCGGATTGTCTACTGTTGAAGTAGTGGTCGCCAAAGGGGATACATTGTAAGCACCAGCAATCATCTTAGATGTTGCAGCAATTTGTGTTGAGTAATCAGAGATGCCTTCTAGCAATACTGATAACTCTTCTGCTGAGTTTGCACGGATATTGATTAGGTCACCATTCGGAGACTTAACTGATACCTGTAACTTCCATTCTTCTGCTGACATTATTTATCCTTCTTCGTAAATTGGCAGTGCTCTGTGAGTCCACAGAAACTGCACGATTGTAGGTTCGGTAGAAATATACCAGCCTTTCGTGCTTTGTCAAAGCCATCAACAAAGTATTCAAGTGTGTCTTTGGTATATCTACTTAGGTCAATCATCTCTCCTGTCCCCGATTCACGAGACATCCAGTAGTTGCCTAGATTGACTTCCACTCCGAGCATCATCTCGACTCCTACTTTGTAGAAGCCCAACTGAAGGTCAGACTGTGGACGTGCACGAGAAGTCTTCAGGTCGACAATCACAAGTTGTCCATTAACCTCAAAGATTCTATCGATAAACATCTTGACTGGTACGCCAGCGATGTTCGGATTCAATTCTAATTCGATAGCCTTGGCACCTTGCGGTGTAGTCCAAATCTTCCAATCAGGATTGTTCTTACGCCAAGTGATGTAGTCATCTGTCCACTTGGAACCTTGTTCATACCACCAAGTACCGTCTTCTTTATTCGGGTTAGCCTTGGTTGCTCGACCTGCTACTCGTGCTTTTGAGAAGTCAAGTCCATCAATTTCCTTGAGCCACGCATCGTGCCAGTATTGATTAACACCTGCCACTGCAACTCCTTGTTAGTCCTGAATCAATAATTGATGTTAGTAGTTGTACTTGCTCTTTAAGAATATCACTTCTCTTAGAATAGTACTCATACTTGTCTTTGTAATATTTAACTTGACCTTCTAAATCTTCAGGTACACCGTCACCAAACATTGCACCAAGTAAGCCATAGGTAGGTATGGAATATCCATACTCAGTTGAATTTACAGTGACCTGCTTTGGTTTTTTAGTAGTTGCTTTTTTGCCTGGCTTTTTGCGAGCCTTCTTTGCTTGTGCTTTCTTTGCATCTTCAGCAGTTGTATATCGCTCAAATGTTATATCGCCTTTAGTCATTTTCTAAGTCCCAAGTTTCTGCTGCTAGGTGGAATGCTCGTCCTCCTGCTGACCATACTGATGGTTCCTCTGGGACTTTGAGTAGTCGCCCAAGGTAATACTGATACCCACAAGTGAGAAAAGTAGTGAAAGCACTATAACTAATGTGCTCTGGTAGTTCATATGAATCTAGTTTAATCATCTAGTTCATCAACTAAAAAGTCTACCTCTTCACGAAGTTCTTTTACTGCTTCACCCAATGCTGCAACTGAGAATGTCAAGTCGCTGAGTAGGTCCCAGATATCATCGTGGTCTTCTGTGTGTTTTCTAAATGGATTACGCACTGTAACTCCTGTCTATTGTTTGTTAGATAGTCCTCCTTCAGAGGACAGGAGTGACTCAATGAAGGAGAACTATCTAATTCTATTATTGTTATTTAATTATATCATATTACCCTGCGGGTAATCTGATTTAGGAAATGCCCCCCTACCCCCCATAATTTTTTTAATGGTTGGTAGTGTGCGAATCCCTGCGGTACAAACGTCATTGAGGTTTCGCCCCCCACTCTTGCGAGTAGGAAAAGTGTAGCACAAAAGAAAAGAACCCCACCACCTCGGCGTGTTGCCAAGATGATGGGGTCTTTTATTACTTAAGACTTAGGTTACTTAGAACCCTTGCCGAACTCAGTTGCCTTAGGGTCTAATGCCTTTAGCACTGGACCTGCAACCGCTGCTACTGCTGCTGAGAGTAGAGCCTTAGGGCTTGTCTCTCCTGCTAGGTAGAGTGCAGTTACGGCAGCGAATGCTGCACGGAAGTATGTACTTGCGATTGCTACTAGTTTTTCTTTGTTCAATTGGTTCTCCTTAGGATTTGAAGACAGGCTTGCCAAAGCCAACGACTGTCACTGCTTGTGACTTACGTAACTTTGACCCGTTCTTCTTCTTGAATGCACGCACCTTCAGGCAGACTTGCCCTCCGTTGCGCTGGTCACCCTTCTTATCAGGGGCTGTGTTGCCCTCGATACAGGTAACTGTACCATCACCATTGTCTTTTACGACAATACCTACGTGACTGATTCTATCGACACCATCGTTTGGGAAGTCGAAGAACACGATATCCCCAGGAAGTGGCGTAGCCTCATCGCTTGCCTTCTCCCATTGACCCTTCTTCTCAAATGCCTTAGCACCTGCAACTGTAGATACGCAGTTAGGAATCTTTAGCCCTACCTCGTTAGCACACCAGTTGACAAAGGACCCGCACCAAGGTAAAAAGTTCGCCTTTGTGAAGGCTCCATACTTAGTCTCGTTGTCCTTAGGTCCCTCGATTACACCGAGTTCACCCTTTGCTACTGCAATGAAGTCTGTTCTTTGTCCCATTATTCACTCGCTTTCTTGTCAACCTTAGCAAAGGCTGCGTTGATTTCATCTGCTGTCAGGCTTCCATCGTTGAGGAAGAAGCGGGCTAAAGCCTCTAGTACGCGGGCTGCACCTAGTGCACCTGCTAGTACTGCTGCTTGCCATACCTCAATCCCTACTAGGGAACCAGCACCGATAACTCCCAGTGCTTCTGCTGCAATGACTGCGCCGATACGCATCATCACATTTTTGAATGTGTTCATTATTCGTCCTTAGGGTTACGTAGTTTGAATGTGACGCTCCACACCAAAGTGCAAGCGATAATTGCGTAACCAACTACTGTCTTGGCTGACCCCTCAAGGACTACCCAAGCCACGAACATTCCAAGGAGTGTCCATAGTTGATTTGCTATATCTGAAAAGAAGTTCTTCATTAAGGTTTTCTCCTGTATGCGGCTGTTGCTGCAGCGGATGCTGCTGCTTGGGTTGCTATGCCACCAGCGATGATGGCTGATACCACGACCTTCTCTGACTGCTCTCGTACCTCAGGTGACATATCAGCACCGATGTTTGAGATAGCCATTAAAGCCTGGCTTGGGTCTGTAAAGATTGCGTTCAATAACTCTGCTGGGTTCTCAAGCAACTGGATTGCTATGACCACCTCTGCAGTAAGCACTACGCCATTCTCCAGTTGGATTGGAGTATCAGGTGGCAGTTCATCTAACTTCGTGTCTTCAGTCAGAACTACAGTTTCAGGTGTAGAATTTGACGTGACGACAGGAGGTTCAGGTTGAGCAGGGATGACAGGCACTGGCTCTACTTCAGGCACAGACTCTGGCTCAGGAGTAGGTGGAATCACCTCAGGTTCTGGCTCTGGTTCTGGAGCAGGAGTAGGCGGTAATGGGGCTTCTTCGGGTGCTTCAGGAGCAGGTTCAGGGGCTGGAGGCTCCTCGACTGGTGGCTCTTCCGCTTCCACAGGTGGTTCTTCCGCAGGTGCAGGTGGCTCTTCAACGGGCACAGGAGGCTCCTCAGCGGGTGCTGGCGGAGGTTCTACTGGAGTTGGAGGCAACGGCTCTGGAACGGGGGCTGGCTCAGGTGCTGGCGGAGCAACGGGTACGGGCACAGGAACTGGCTCAGGCATTGGGGCTGGAGCGGGTTCAGGTACGGGCACTGGCTCTGGTTGGACAGCAGGTGGAGTTACAGGTACAGGTTCAGGAAGAGGAGTAGGATGTGGTACGGGAACTGGTACAGGTTGTGGTGCTGGTGTTGGTTCCACTGTTGGTGGGACTACTGGCACTGGTGTTGGCTCGATGGGAACAGGAATAGGAGTAGGTGATGGTTCAGGCGACGGTGGATTACTTGGTACGGAAGATTCGGGAGTTGGAACTGGCGTTGGTACGGGAGAAGGCTCAACTGTTGGTTCTGCAGTCGGACTTGGACTCGGCACAACTGAGGGTTCAGGACTCGGAGTTGGAACTGGTTCGGGTGAAACAGAAGGCTCAACTGAGGGAGTCGGAGTTGGAGATGGCTCTTGACTTGGCACGGGCAAAGGTGTTGGCTCTGGAGTAGGAGTAAGAGTTGGTGCTACCTCAACACGAGTTGCACCTGCTTGTTCTAAAGTTACTACTGTTCCATTGTTTAACACCGCACCAGTGCGGGTACCTGCATACTCAGGTCCATTGATTACATAACTGATAGCAACTGTTCCAGTTGTACTGATTGCTGCAGTTACGATAATGCTAGTAGGTGATACCGATGTTGGCGCACCATAAGGACGAGCAGACATATCAACTTGAAATCCACCATCACTAGACTGAATCACAAAGTGTTCATCAGGTCTAGCAGTTGGATAAGCAACCCAGTCCATAGAATTAACTGAGATAGATGGAGTTGCTGGGTATTGCCAGTAAGTATTATCAGGTCTACCAAATGTGATGACTGAGTTAGTCGTTGCATACACAGTTGAGAACTGTTGTCCATCATAAGTAATGGTTGCAGTCACTGGTACTTGGTAAGACACGTCATCACCACCACAGGTTTCCAATGTAGTTACAGTTGGAGTTTCTCCTGCAGGTGTAGGGGTCGCAGCAGCAGCAATGGTTTGTGCTTGTAAAGTATTAACACAAGTTCCTACTGCAACTGGTAAAGCAAATAAAGATGTGCCAAAGGCTAAAAAGAATACTGCTAGTAAATTACTTCTTCTCACAAAGGAGGAGATAGATTTGGTCAACGCGTTCTTCCAATCGGTTCACTTGGTCTTTCACGGAACCGCCCCCGTTTGGCTTTAATTCAGCCAGGTAATGCTTTACTAACCACTTAGTTGCACCAGCAAATCCTGCTGCAATAGTCATCATTGCTACGGTAAACGCAGCCCAGTCTTGCGCTGTCATTATACCGTCCTGATTGTTATCTCAAGTACGCCACCGAACCCATCAAATCGCTTATCAGGTGGTGTCATACGGGTGAATGTGATTTGTTCGATTACTGCTTGACGTATTTCTCCAGTAGCTAAATCCTGGAATGTCAGTACGTCCCCTGCTTCTTCGATATCTTCTAGCAATTGAATCTTGTCAAAGGCTCTGCCTTCGTAGCCAGTCTGTACGTTGTACTTGTCAGTTTCAATGTCAAAGCAATAGACAGGGAATCGCATTACTCGCTGACGAGGTGTAGCAATAGTTGCCTTAGCCTGGTATCCCTTGAAGATTGGACCAAGTGATGATGTAGTTCCATCACGGTACAAGATAAACTTATAAGCCACATACTCTTGAGCAGTAGCAGGGCTAGAGGTTCCTACTTCAATAGGAGAAATAACTGAGTCATATGAGATATGGTCATACTCAACACCATCTTTGTCAACAGTCTCAAGTGTCATTGAGCCATAGGTAAAGTCACCACGTCCGAGCAGACGCTTGAAGTTCTTAGGCTCAAGAGTTCCATAGCGGATGTTACCTGTTGTCAGGTATCCAGATGTACGAAGAGTTGATGCATCCTCAATATAGATGTGACCATTGGTAGATGATGCATATGCTGTACAAAATGTTAGTCGGTCAGTACCGTCTGCAAATGCACAGCCAGTAGTGACGTGTCCTGTAACTCCATCTGCATAGATGTCATTAGCCCACGCAAAGCGTAGAGTTTCTAGTTCATTACTTAAGTCAAGACGAATCACACCTGCTTCACCATTGACTCCAGTGGCGCACCATACGTAGTGGTCGCGTGCTGCAAAGTCGTAGCAAGGCTGCGATGTTTCTACAATCAGTGGACCGTAGTTGATTGACCCATCTTGGTCAGAGATAACCGCAGCGCGGATACCCTTGTTAGTACCAATCATCAGGTAGCCAAGGTAGTAGTAAATCTTGTGCACTCGTTCACCTACTGGAAACTCTGCTGCAACAACTGCAGCCTGTAAACTTGGCATTAAACCAGTTGACGTGCTAAGTGTGAACTTCTGAATAGTTGACTGAATGCCATTATAGCCAGCAATGTAGATTGCGGGACCAGATGCAGCCACTGATGTGTAGACGTGGCTTGCAGTTGGGTGCGTGTATACAGCAGTAGGCATAGCAGATGCTGATGTTGAGAACTCATAGACTTTATTATTAGCACACATAACAATACGGTCTTTGACATACTCCATAGTTGCATTAGAGATTGTTCCAATCTCATCAAACATAGGAGTGTTTGCGTCTGAAGACGTAAGAGTTAAAGCCTTTTTGTATACAGTCTTCTTGGTTGCTGTATTTGTAATCCAGTATGCATATGTTCCATCATCGCAGATTGCATAGACTGGTGAATCAGTTCCAGCATTATAATCAATAAAGTGAATTGGATTAGTAGGGTCATCTACTGGAATCTTGTCTACATCGTACTCATCGTGTAGTAATACGCCTGATGTTGTGTTCCACTTAATAGAACGAACGTGTTGCTGAACATTGTCATTGGACGCAATAGGTCCAGTTATGACGTGACCTTCTGTCACATTCTTAAGGAGAGTTACCTGTCCCTTAGTCCAGACATTAAGACCCTTAGACTCGTGAAAGCGATAGTGTCCATTCTCATCTGTTGTTGCAGGGTCATAGAAGTTAATACCTGCTCCAGAGTGGAATGACATCTGACTACGAATCCACCAACCAGTCAGTGACTGTTCTCCTGGCTCTGCTCCATTGTCAAACTGGTCCTTGCGGAAGGGTGCAGTCTGACGGATATATGGGCGTGAGTCATTGATGGCATAAATGAATGGGAGTCCACCTACTGCTACGTCATAGGCAACTTCAGTGTTCTGCCATAGGGCAGTAGATGAAACTACACCTACGTCTACCGCAATAGAACGGGTACTTCTACCATCCGTGATGTCTCTACCAGCCACCGTATCTCCTTAAAGTAGATTAACCAAGGACCTTGTTCTGCCTTCGGCTAACTGTGTATATATCTGAGTTGTAGCCACACTGGTGTGGCGCATAAGTTCCTTAACAGCAATCAAGTCACCGCCTGATTTCTCAAGCATTGTGGTGGCAAAGTAGTGTCTTAAGGAGTGAAAATGTTTAGCGTCTTTGCCAAGGATGCGACGCATCTCATTGGCTGCTCTAGTTGAAAACTTATTAGGTGTTACTTGCCATAGCCTGTCCAAGGTATTATAAGACTTAATCATCTCAGCCACCATAGGTGCTATAGGCACTATAAGGTCTGTACCGCCCTTGCCTAGAATACGTAAGGAGTAACCCTCCTCGTGCTCTATAAGGTCGTTACCGCGTATCTGAGCGGCTTCCATAGCCCTTAAACCAGCCATACCACCAAGGATAAACCAATCACGGTAGAGAGGCTTTGCCTCTGCTAGTAGTTTCTGGTATTCACCCTTAGTCACAGGCTTAGGTACACCACGTCCTGGCTTGACCGTAGGCGGGTCTGCAGCGGGGTTGTTGCCATTGACT